TTCATTATTGCGTGAGTTTGCTCATTGCGAATCTCAACGCCAACTTCCATTAGCCATTCATCAGTTTGACCATCACGACCATCCTTAACGATGTCTTTACGAAGTTGCATGTTACGACCAGCCAACGGACGAATTGAAAAATTCGCAGGGTCAACCGCAACAGCGTAATCTTCTAAAGAACCATTTAAGTATGGATGAGGGATAAAGTCTAACTGACCAACTGGACCCATGTAAGAACGAACTCTTAGACCAGTTGCTGTTTTTTCACCAGTATCGTAAAAACCAGTATCAGCAGTTCTTGTAGCAGCAACAAGTTGTACAAGCCACTTATTAGAACAAAATACCGTTTTTCTCATCGAACCTGAAACCATGTCATGGAATAGATATTCTGAAACACCATCTAGGTTAGAAAGACCAGCGCTGTAATCCCATTGCATATTAGAATTGCTAGCACCATTCAAGGATGTAACCGCTCCATTAGAAGCGCTAACATCAAAACCTTGAAAAGTTCTTTTTGGGTTTTCAGCAGTAGCATCAAGAGAAATTGCGCCATTTGTTAAAATAGCCCATTCAATATCTCCTTTGATTTTTGCTAACTTTCTAGCTTGCAATCTTGCTAGCTCTGAACCACCGTAGTGCTTCGATGCCTTCGCAGTTCCAGTTACTGTATATGGCTCGCGAAAAATTTGCGTACAGTTTTTCAACCTACGAACTTTTTTACGAGTTTCTACACCAACAGCAGAACCTTCAGCAATACCTGCTACACCATTTTCGCGCATAAAATAATCAGCATCAGCAAAATTAGCTTCACCGAAACCGTTACTTCCACTATGTGTTTGATACCCATAATACGATGTTGCAGTTCCATTGTCGTAAAATAGACCAGCGTTAGCAACGTATTCCAAAGTTAAAACACCAGATGCGTCTGCGACTATAAGGTCTGTGCCATCTGCCATAGCTTCTGTGTTATAAGCATCAAGACTTGCATGAGCGTGCGCTCCTACAAATTGAACCATTTTATCGGTTGCACTAGCATGGTTTACATCTTTACCAACGGCAATACAAATTAAATGGTCAACGTCTGCGCCAGGAGCAGCAGAGCCTCCAGCAAAAGAAGCAGAGTAAATCCCTCCAACTTCAAACATTTCCATTTGAGCTTGTCTCTCTGCAATTAGGATTGTGTGATGTCCATTTATGCCACCAGACGCTGTATCAGCAACATCTGAAGTAGTTATATTGAACTTCTCACTTTTTTTAATCATATACTCGTCTTCCATCCACTCAAAAATAGGGACTGGAGTCACCACTGACTTCATTCCGAACATAGAGAAAATGGGAGTAGCATTAGGATTGTAGTAATGGATTTTAGACCCTAATTCAAGGACTTGTCTTTGAGATGCGTCCGAGAACTGAAGGGCAGTACCAGTACCGTAACTTGTTGTAGACATTTAATGCCTCCTATTTATGTTACAATAATGTTACAGTACACTTAAAAAAAAGAGACTATAACACTACGTATTAGTATTATTAAATTCCATAATCCCGTTCCAAAAATCGTCTACAGCTTTTTCTTCTGGTTCAATAGCTTGAGGCGCATTTCCGCTAACAGAGGCTGCGCTATTCGGTTTATTCTTTACCTTAGGAGTTTGCTCATTTGATTTTGGTTGAGGACTATTCCCTTTGTTCGATAAAGTTTTCCAGATTTCCACCAAGTTCTCCTGAGATACATTATTTGGGTCAGCCATAAATTGTCTGTATTCGACAACATCTGTATCGCTTAGCCCCATTTTCTGTAGCTCTATGGTTTCTGCGTCAAATGCCTGAGACTCTGAAAGTTCAGACTTTAACTTTTCCACCTCCATCATGGCTTGAGCAGCGCCTTGACGTATTAGCCATTGGTCTTGTTCTGCTCTCCATTTAGCGGAGCTAGAGTTATCAATGCTTTCATCGAGAATATCATAATCTTCAGGCTTAACTGGCGGTGCATTCATATCCTTTTGTTTTTCCTGTACGGAATCCGTGAGTTTTTTCACAACATCAGGATTGCTGGCAAGGAAGTCGTCTAGTTGAGCTAGCTTATCAAACTTGTCTTTCTGACTACTCCATTCATTTCTTTCTTTGTCTGTTTTTGACTGGAGTTGTTTATAAGCGTCTGCTAACTTCTGTTTACCTTCCTCATCATCCTTGAATTTGTTCTCGATTAACCATTGCTCAATCTCGGATTCATTTTGCTCTGGTTCTACTTTATCAACTTTCTCATCAGATTGAGTTTCTTGAACTTCTGCGGGCTGTTCGACAGCTTCTTGTGTTTCCACTGGCTGTTCTTGTTCAGCTTCAGGTGAAGAGCCTGTATTGAACTCATCGAGTTCAGCAAGAAGGTTATCTTCGCTCATTGTCTCATTCTGGTTTTTCTGGTCTTCATTTGTCATTACGATGCTCCTTTAAAGTTATCCGCTATGCTTGCGGAGCTTTGGATTCTGAGTTAATCGCTTGTTTTACGACAGACAATTCTTCACCGACCATGCGAGTCTTGTCTCTTTGTCGTGCTTGTTCCAACTTTGCATTAGACTTAATGTTGCTTACCGCTTCAGAAACTGGTTTGGTAGCTTCACTAATTTCAGCCCTCATATTGGCATGGAACACTTCCCTCTCACGAGTTTGCAAGTCACCTTGCATTTTCTTGAGTTCTTCCTGCGCTTGTTGTAACTGCGCTTGTAAATTTGCTATTTCTCCCATACGTTGCATTAATGACGCTTTATCTATATCGCCTTTCATATTCATAATAACTTGCGTTTTATCATAAATACCTGCATTCAGAAGAGTTAAATCTTTTTGTAATTCTGCCATTGGAGATTTAGAACGAGTAGAACCGACTACTACTCGAACATCAAATTGTGATGTTGTCATGTCGTATAGTTTTTTAACTGCATTTGTTTTATCGTCAATAACAGGAATATTTAATGTTAATTCACTTTCATCTCCAACTGGACTTACAATCCGCAATGTTCGTTGTTGGTCATATACGCTTGGCATCCACTGTGTTACGACTTTAGCTGTTTTAGTCAGCATATCGTAAATAGGTAAAATTTTCCAATTTTGCTTTCTAGAAGAAGACTCATCCATAATTTGAGCTTCTCCTACAGTACCAGGAGCGCCTTGAGCGTTTCCTTGTAAAAATTTGTATGCACCAAATACAGTTTCAATATCTACTTCATATCTTGATTTTTCAGTATATAACTGAGAAGATACAGCAGGGGGCGCAAATTCTTTTATTTTTCCTGTTGCCAATGCGCCAGGATTTGCTCGAATAATTGCATTTGGTATATGCCATTTTTGTATTTCACTAGCATCAATAGCGCCGTCTTCGTAAAGAAGTTTAAAGTTTGTTGTAGCATTGGTATGCGAAATAATTAACGCTTCAGTCCTGTTGAGCATGCGTTGAGGGGTTTTGGCGTGCCTTACATCGCCACTAGGAAACGGATTGCCAGCATGCTCATTACAGGCTACTGCGATAGGATACTCAGAGATTGGAAGTATCTCATCGTAAAGAACTGTGTCACCAACAACAAACACTTCTCTAATTCTTGTTTGATATGCTAATTGCTCTGTAATAATTCCTTCTTGCAAAAAATCTTCGTATTTATCGTCTTTTATTAATTCTTTATATTCTTCTTGATTGTATAATTGGTTTTTTCCTGTATTTGTATCCAGAATTAAGGAATGAGGAATATTTACTTTTTTGAAATAACAATATTTCCTTACTCTAGATTGATGGTCTAAATCGTTACTTCCTCTGGTTTCAATATTGTCTCGTGAATACTTTCCAGATTCCTGCTCGTTTCTTTGATGATTTTCTTCCGCATCATCAATTTGTTTAGCGTATTGAGGAAACAATACTTTTAAATGCTCTTTGGTATGAAGGTCGGAGTAGATAATTGAGCTAGCATCGCTAAAATCAGGCATTGAACTATTTGGGTCTACAAAAATAGACTCAGGTGGCATACGTTTTACTTTAATAGTTCCTAAACCACCATCTCCCTGCCAATCAGGGTAGATATACATATAAGCCAATCCTTTAACAATGAAATCCTTACATGCTTGACGAAAATGGACATCTGCATCAGAATCGTACCATATTTTATCAAGTAATTGGTCAAAGACGAACGCTGCATCATTATCGGTTTTGCCCACAGAGTGAACATCCCATTCAGGAGCAGATGCAGCGATATTCGCCAAAACCTGCTCGACGGCGGGACGTATTTTATTGTTAGCTTCGGGGGGTTGACCCACACTGAGCAAGTAATTCTTTTGACTCTTGGTAAGCTGTGACCCTAAATAAAATTCATGGTCTTCTGCCATTTGGTATCGGTATTCATCAGAAGAGCTTTCAAAAAGCAAGTAATCTGCCCTAACTTCTTCTGCCGAAATTTTTTTAGTTTCAAGCTGACGTAAGTTTAACATATGTTGTGGGTAAATGTTACAAAAATGTTACAGTAAATTCAAAATTTTTTGTTTAACAAAAGTAAAGTTGAAATTGGGACCAGGATTAATTCAGAAGTATTGTCATCACCGCCATTTATTTTTGGCGCTAACTCATTGATATATAGGTACTTAACGGCTTTTCGTAACTTATCAACGCGAAACATTAACATAAATTTAACATCTTTGTCTACTGTAAAAACCTGAATCCACCACTTTGCTTCTGTAATAGAAAGACCAGAAGGTTTTCCTCTGGAACGAATTTCAATAGCGATATTTCCTGTATCAGCCCAAATATCGCGTTCGGTTTTTACTTCGATACTTCCTTCGCCTTCAAAAAGCTCTTTTATTTTTTCTTCGTATATTTGACCGAAGTTTAAATCAATGTCGAAATTTCCCATTAAGCTTCAACGAAATCCGCAGCGCTAAACATTTGACCTGTTTCCCAATCTACCTCTGTAATAGGTGGCGGTGGCAACCACTCTCCTTTTTCGTTTTGCTCTACGTCAGGCGCCCATATATCATCTATTGCCCAACGAAGTGCATCTAGAGTATCTTTTTTAAATGTACCATGTTCCTTAAAATTTAAAAGCTCAGTTTCCAATTCCTCATGGGATTCTTTTAAAAATACAGAATGCGACGCAAAATGAGGTTGCATTTGTTTAATACGGTAGTATTTTGCCTTAATCGCCTTTCTAGTATTAATATTATAAAATCTTCCTGTTTCTTTTGAATGTCTGCGTACATAATCAGCTAGCATCACATGTCCAGTTTCTTCAATCTTAATATCTCTTGGATGATACATGTCCGCTAGCTCAAATAATTTATCAGCTCCATCCATCGGCGCAACTTGCCCTCGAAAGTAGTCAAGAACGTAAATATTGTACTCTTTGTCTACCGCTATTACCATAATTACCGTATAATCTGCTTTTACGTTTTCACTTGATGCTGGGTCAACGCCTATAAACATATTTACAGGTAATTTTACCCTTCTGCCTTCATCGGTACGCATGATAAAGCTTTGTTTATCCTCATACATATACCTACCTTCCCAATATCGCATATCTTTTTGTTTAAATATACGAAAA